TGATTACCTCACTAACTTTGTTATGAAGAGTAACACGTTGAGCTATAGGTGGTTGAAGTGGTTAGGTGCTGAGTTTAACGATTGTCACTTGGACGGCTATATGTCATTTATATTAGAAAGGAAGTAAGTATATATGTGTGTACCATTAGTAGCAGTATCCGCAGGGATAGGAGCGTTATCAGCAGGTGCGTCGGCTATAGGCCAGCGTCAGCAAGCCCGTATGCAGTATCAAGCACAGCTTCAACAAAATGAGATGCAACGTCGTTATCAAGCACAAGCATCAGAGGCGGAACAACAGCGGGCTGGACAAGAAGCAACATCAATTGTTATGCGTCAACGACAAGAGGAGCAAGCTGTAAACGAAGAGTTGAATCAAATAGCCCTTAAGTCTAAAGCTGACTTTCAAAAAGGAGTTACAGTAGCAGGTGAAGCAGGTGTGACGGGACAAAGCGTTATAGCTTATTTAGATGACTTCAGGAGACTAGAAGGAGCGTACAGGTCGAGCCTCAGAAGGCAACAAACTGAAAGAAATATAGCGACAGGATTAAACTTAGAACAAGTAGCTCTAGCTTCTCAACAACGATTGATAGGTATTAACCAACCCATAGCAGAACCAATACGTCCTAGAGGTCTAGGCATACAAGATGTATTGAGCGTAGCTAGTGGCGGACTTCAAGGGTACGCAACAGGTAAATCCCTCCAAACTTAATTATGGCTAAAGAACGAGTACAAGTACAAGGCTTAGGGGACGTTGTTCCTGGTATTCAGCCAACCATTCAACGAGCTGGTCAGTACGCTGTTGCTCAAGTCAGGGCGGCTCCTGTACAAGCACCTCGTAGTAAGTTATTAGATTTAGCTGATACTTTAAAAGCAGGTCAAGATGTATTACAACAGTACGGATTAGCTGCTAAACAAGAAGCGGAAATATTTGAAGATGAGCTAAGTCGTAAAAGTCCTGAAGAAGTACAGGCTCTGCTCAAGAAGACGGAAGGTGAGCTAGACAAGCAAGTACGTCGAGGAGCTATTGGGTGGTTGACTTCTCCGTTGAATCAGAAGAGGAAGCTTAGGGCGGTCGGACGTGCAGCTAGTAGAGCGTTGATGGTGGATGTGACTACAAGGTTAGAGAACCCACAAGCCGATGACCCAGATGACGGGCATGAGTTAGCTAGTATGTTACAACAAAAATACATCAGTAATAACCCAGCTCTAGCTAATTCTGTTTTTGCTCAAGAAGGACTACAGGAAGCTATAAACCCACAAGTACAACAGTTGGTGGTGAACTTTGAAAGGAAGAAGGCAGCTATTGCTAAACGAGAAGGCGGCCTAGCTGTTACCTCTAACTTTTTTGACACCATAGAGACATTAGTTAGTTCAGAAGCTTACCAAGAAGGAAGTATATCAACAGGTGTGTACAAAGATGCCTTTAAAAAAATATGGGCTGAGAGTAACGCACACACACCGGATGAACAGCGAGTAATATTTAAAGCTACGTTATCTGAGTTAGCTAAGCAAGGCATGAAAAACGAAGCTGAGGAGTTGCTTATATTTGCACAGCAAGAACTCAAGTTTGGGAATGCTCCTATGTCTGAAGTGGATCAAAATGAATACGAAGATTTTATTGAAGATGAAGCAGAAAAAGCTGAGAAAGATTTAGAGAAGGATCAACTTGATAAGTTAGGTCTTTTAAATGCAGAAGCCTACAACGCCCTATATGACATAAGGAGTGGAAAAGAAGGCACATTTAACGGGCGACCTGTTTTTACAGAAGGTGATCTTGAGAAGGTTGTTAACGATTATAAAGAGTTAGACCCGGAGAACACAGCTAAGTTAAGAAAAGAATTCCTGTCTAATTTAAATAACTTTAGAAAACCATCTGAACGCAGAATGGAGCAAGCTGTATTTAATATAAATAGAGACGTACTAGAACGTGAATTTGATATTGCTTCTGTTACGGAATCTATGAGTGAGTCATTAAGGACCGAGTTTACTGATATAGCAGGTATTATAGAAACTAATCCTCAATTTATAGAACAAGGAGCTTTTGAAGTTTTAGATGAAATTAGAGACATGGCTGACAGTTTATCTTTAGAACATGACAATGTTTTTGATTTACAGTTCGCACTTATTCCTAGTGTTAAAAAACTAATCAAAGACAAGAAGATAGAAATCAAAAAAGATTACAGGGGTCTCGCAGAGAAAGCTAAGGAAACTAAAGCATTAGTGGACAGTACTATATCTAGTGCAGGTAATACTGAAGTTATTGAGACTAGCTGGTGGGATGGTTTTATTGAACCCGGAAAAGAGTTATCTTCCAATTTTAAAGTCAAACAATTAAAAAATTTAGTTGGAGTTTCTTTTAATATCAAGGCTTCTCCCGAAGAATCCCAAAAGGCTTATAACACATTAAATGATTTAGACCTTGTTCCTCTGGTTGAGATAGCAAACGGAAGAAAACCTATAGAGGCAGCAAAACCTGTGGTTTATCCTTTTCAAACTGTATTCCCTCCTTCCATACCTGAAAGAAAAGCATCCGTTAAAGAGAGTAATGAAATAAAAGCACTAATACGCCAATCTCTTATCTTTCGTGGTGGTTATATGAATGTGCAGTCTCTTGAGAGTGAAAACGATCCGTTAGTTGGTAAATTTGATCCGAAGCTTCTTGACCACACTCGCATACCTATTTTAACAAAAGAAGAAATGGACGCTGGTGTTGATTCTGATATGGTAAAAAGGAAAGCAAATGCTATAGGTAAGGGCGATGATGTTGCTGCTTTTATAGCTGCTCAAAAACTTTTATATAAACAATACCAAACAACTAATAAAATATATCCTAATCCTAAATTCACAACAAACGAAAGACCTGCTGGATATGTAAGTCAATTTGGTTTCTAATATTTAAAACATTGTTATGGACGAATTAGAAGAAGAACAAGTATTACCTACTGAAGAAGTAGCACCACAAGAAGAAGACCCAAGTGTATTTCTTGATGTAGCTCAGGCTCCGTTTAGAGGCGTAGAAGGTGCTTTGCATGGTGCTTACAACTTAGCAGACATGGTTGCTTTTGACGTGCTTCCCGATTGGGATACTCGTTTCTTAGGTACTTCTAAAACTACAGCAGGTTCTCTTGTTGAAGGCATATCACAGTTTGCTACAGGATTCGTTCCTATCTTCGGAGCTGCGGGTAGGATAGGTGCATTAGCTAAAGCAGGTAAGATCGCTAGAGGAGTAGCTGCTGGTGCTGTTACTGACTTTGCTGTATTCAAAGGACAAGAGGATAGGCTTTCTAATCTTATACAACAATACCCAGAACTACAGAATCCAGTTACTGAGTTCCTTGCACACGACGCAGATGAAACAGAAGTAGAAGGTAGACTTAAAAATGTACTTGAAGGGTTGATCCTAGAGGGTGCTATTGGTGGTACGGTTTCGTTATTCATGAAATCTCTCAGAGCTTTGAAAGCAGGTAAGAAAGCAAGAGATGTAGACGGTTTAGGTCCAGACGAAGTTAACAAAGCTACTTCCGATTCATTAGAAGGTGGTCGTGTGTTTGTTGACGATGAAGCACAGATAGCTGCTAGAAGACAGATGGAAGAAGACGAAGCTGCCTTACTAGAAGGCGGTATAGAAGTTGGTGATATTCCAGAGGTTGATCTTAGTACGGTTAACTGGGATGAGGTAGATTTAGAAGATGTAGCGGAAGTTGCTCCTAGGTTATCAAGGGAAGAGTTAGAGACGCTTGAAGCTGGTGGTAAGTTAATCAGTGAACAAACTACTAGTACTGGTATAGTTAAAACTTACGAATTACCTAGTGGCAGTAAGCGTACTGTTATGGTTGATGTCAATGACCCAGAACGAGTCATAGCAGCTGATGTTGCATTCGCTCCTAAAATGGCAGCAGATTTAGATGCGACCTACGGAAAGATAAGTGCAGGTTTAAAGAAAGACTTTTACGATAAGACATTAGTTGAGGAAGTTTCAAATCGTATGCAGACCGGGAAACCGATGACTGCTCGTGAAGCTATTCAAGACCTATCTGATAGAACAAATGGAAACTTAGGTGAATATAGTCCTGTTGTTAAGAGGTTGTTAGCGTTAGGAAAAGAAACTGGTATAGACGCTAAAATCGAAGAAAGGTCTTTTGCTAGTAATATACCTGAAGTTGCTTCAAAAATAAGAGGATCGTTTTACGACTCAGCAGGACGACGTATAGTATTAGATGCACAGACTTCTTCAGTAAAAAACAACCCAGTATACAATTTACTACACGAATCTACACACGCTGTAACAGTTGACAACGTAAGTAAGCATTACGATAGAAATGTGTTTGATGGTATTGCGATAGAGGATGTAGCTGGTAGAGCTGCTTTTGTTGACAACGTATTAAAACAAAAAGACTTACCTAAACCAATCGCAGAAATGTTCCGTATGTTTAAGAAAGCGGACGGTATGCGTGATGAGATTGCATCTAAAGGTAAGCTTGTAACAACAGAAGGACAGCCTGACTTATATTGGATTAAGAACCCAATGGAGTTTATGTCTATGGCCTTCTCTGACCCACAACTACAGAAAGCATTAAAGGGTATTCAGTATACTCCGAAGATGACTATGTGGGAAAAGATTGTTAACACTGTTAAAAGTTTCTTCGGTAAAGGAGTAAGCACAGACTTAGCTGATAACATCGTTAGTCGTGTAGGTGAGATAGCACAGATGCGTTTGCCTACTCAAAGAGGAATGGGTGTTGAGGGTACTGTTGACTTTGCTCCTCCGACTGGTTTTGGTACTGAAATAGACCCCAAGACAAAAGAGTTCTTACTTAAAGGTGCTGAGGCTAGAGAACTAAAAGAAAAAGGCTTTAAGGAAACGAGAACTGAAGCAGGTGTTTTACGGGAACGAATTAAGCCTAAAGATTTGGATGAGACTCCTACTGTAAGTAATACTTTAGATCAGCTAACAAAAAATGCTAAAAGTCCTGAAGTTCGTAACTTAGCTAAGGGTTTAAAGGAAATAATAACCGACCCTGAAGATTTAAATGTACCTATTAAGTATGATCCTGAAAAGGATGGGAGGGGTGCTGCGGGTCGCTACGCACTAGGTACAGACGACATAGAATTATTTAAAGAGGCAGGTGAAGAAGCTTTAGTTCACGAAATACTTCACGGTGTTACTACTCGAAAACTAGCTGGTCACCTTAAAGGATTTTATAATGCCAGAATGGCTATCGATCCAGTTATGGCTTCAGACCTTATTAAGGAGGCTAAAGCTCCTAAACCTGTTAGAGAGTTATCAGCTTCTTATCTTAAGGCATTTGAACACCCATCTATTGATAACAAGCTTTATCCTATGTCGGATTTAGATGAGTTCCTTGTAGGTGCTTTTACTGACAAAAAATTACAAGAACTATTAAGCAAGATACCTGTAGAAGATAATAGGAATCTATTTCAAAAACTTGTAGACGCTGTTGCTAATCTGATTGGAGTTAAAGGGGACGGTAATCTGTTAAATAAAGTAATACGAGATAGTGCTGAGATTATATCTGGAAGTAGGAAAGAGCTTGCTGGATCTGAGTTTCCTAAAGTTTTATTAGAACCATCTTTTCGGTATTCTAGAGGTGTACCCGATTTCAAGGCTAAGTTAAAAACAGACCCAGAATGGCAGCAGTGGACAGACGCTGTGTTAAAAGGAGAAAGCCCTACGTTACCGCGTTTAGAAGTTATAGGAGATATTGATTCAGCTCATAAAATTTTAACGGAGAAGTACAAACAAAACCCTGAGTTATTGAAAAAGTTCGATGAAGGAGAATCTGATTTCTTAGACGAAGACCTTAATCAACTCTTTAAACTAGGTGCTCAATCCATTAAAGATCGTAGGCGTATCCGTGTAGAGAGTGAGATATTTAAGGACTTACTTAGAGGTTCTAACGAGAAGTTAATGCAAGCAGTTAAAGCTTTTGATGATACTGAGAGCTTACAATCTGAGGCAGCTTTAAGAAACCAGTTAAGCGAGTTTGTAGAAATATATGATTACTACAGACAAATGGGTGCGGAAGATTCTAAGAACCTTGCAATGCGTAGGCAGAAGAAACCTATGTCCAGAAAGATAGGACTAGAAAGAAGTGAGCTAGAAAACACAGCACTTGTAAAAGAGTTTTTAAATAACGAATCGGGCGGTATGTCCCCTAAGAAAGCTTCTAAGCTTATCAAAGAGATGTACGATCCAAACAACGCTGAAGCATCTATCAAGAAAATATTAGGGCTATCCAAGAAAACACAAGGCAAGCATCTACTAGACGTTCCTTCTGAGTACTGGATTAATTCGTTGTTAAGCGGTCCTCGAACACAAGCAGTAAACTTCTTAGGTAATGCGTTAACACAAGCTTTAGGCACTTTCGAGATGACTACTGGTGCTATACTTACAGGGAACTTACCGTTAGCTAAAGCTGCTATAGCTTCTTGGGCTGATTATGTGTTATGGAAAGAAGCTTTCTCAGCAGCGTTTAAAACACTTGTCACTGGTAAAGAAGTGCTAGATGTAGGCAGTCGTACATTAGAATCTTCAAGGCAAGCTATAGGCGATGTTGTTGATTTAAGGCAGGGATTAGATGAGAGTAAAAGCTTCAATCAAAAATTTATAGACACACTAGGAGGTGTTGTAAATTTACCCGCTAGAGGTTTGTTAACCGGAGATGAATTATTTAAACAATTAGCGTTTAGAAGGGCCGCACGTTTAAAGGCTGGGATGGAAGCTATAAACTTAGGCATGAAAGACCCGAAGGAAATCTCTGGGTATATAGCTGATAAATTGAATAAAGTAGTAGCGACTAACGGTCAAGTAATGTCTCAAGAAGCTCTTATCAGGGAAGCAACGAAACAGGCAGATGACTTAGGGTTAGTGGGTGTGCAGTTTGCTAAACAAAGATCAGATCATATAAAAAATTATGTAGATCAAAACTTTGACGAGGACGCTTCAGTATTGGCTTCTTACGCATTAGACGAGGCAAAGTACTTTACGCACACGAGAGAGTTAGAGGAAGGAACACTAGGTAAGGGACTGCAGAATTTATCTAAAAGCTGGCCCTTATTGCGTTTCATTATGCCTTTTGTACGTACTCCTACTAACTTATTAAGCTTTGCGTTTGAACGTTCGCCTTTGTCAATGAGTGTGAAAGTACCCGGCACTGATAAAATATTAAATGTACCCGGTTTGCGTTCCGAAGCTATGGCACTGCGAGAAGGATTTAAGTCTTCGGACCCAGTAATTAAAGCGGCTACTAGAGGTAAAGTAGTTACATCTTTCAGTGTAGCGGGTATGTTACTTGATTTAGTTTTAAATAACAACGAAGTATTACCTGTAATTACAGGAGGTGGACCTACAGAGGAAAGGCAAAGAAAGATATTAGAGGAAACTGGGTGGAGACCATACAGTATATTGTATGACGGTAAATACTACAGTTATCAAAGACTCGACCCAATCGCTACATTATTAGGCACTACAGCTGATATTAGTGAGATGTTAAAAGAAGATAAAGAAGCTAATGAAAATACTGTTGAAACCCAGTTAGTAACAATGGCTACTGCTATATCCAGAAACTTATCTAATAAATCTTACTTAGCTGGTATACAGTTATGGGCTGATGCTTTTCAAGAGCCTGAGAGGTTTGGGGAAAGGGTTCTTAAAAACTACGCAGGTAGTTCTATTCCTAATATTTTCTCCCAAGCACAGGATTACGACAAGCAATCACTTCGTGAAGTCAGAGATGTAGCTGATGCTATATTAAAGAAAACTCCCGGAGGTAGAGACATGCTTGATCCTAAACGGAATATATTGGGTGAAGAGAAAATAATAGACTACGGTACATTTGGTTTTATTAATCCTATAGCAATTGCTGAAGATAAATCAGACCCAATACTTCAGGAAATGGCGGAACTACAACATGGTTTCAGGATGCCTAGCTCAAAGATGCTTGGGGGGAATGTAGACCTACTTGAATACGCCAACGAAAAAGGACAGAGTGCTTACGATAGAAGGCTTGAGTTATTAAAAGATGTAACGATAGGAGGACGCACTTTACGACAAGCTCTTAATAAATTAATTAACTCTTCTAGTTATAAAAAATTAGCGGGGTTTGATGCTGAGTTAGGAATAAGAAGCCCTAGGGTGGATCAGATAAGTAAGGTGTTAGATAAATATAAAAACATAGCACAACGTGAAATGCTTAGAGAGTTTCCTGAGTTAGCTAGTAAAATTAGAAATACAAACTTAGCACTGCGTTATAATAAACAAGGAGTATCCCGTGAAGATGTACTTGCTCTTCTCTCTCAATAATTAATAATATATCATCATGGCTGTCACATACATAGACCACGCAGGAACCCAAGGGCAAACGGACTTTACATTTACTTTCCCTTATCTCGAAGACGAACACATCAAAGTAGAAATTGACGGAGTTGACACTACTGACTTTACTGTAGTAGCTACACCTACCGCTAAAGTTGTACTTGATACAGGATTAAGTGCTGCTGCTGCTGTACGTGTAAGACGACGTAGTGCTCCTAATGAGAACCTCGTAGACTTTGTAAACGGTTCTGTATTAACGGAAGCTGAGTTAGACTTATCTTATCGACACAACCGTTACTTAGCTGAAGAGATTGCAGAGCTGAACGACCAATCGTTACAGATTGAAAACGGAGGTACGGAGTGGGACGCTAAGACTAAACGTATAAAGAATGTAGGTACAGCTGTTGATAGTACGGATGCAGTAACGAAGGTATACTTAGATAACAAAGTTGCTCAGGTATCTACAGGAGCTACACAGCCTCCACTCAAGTGGGTATTCTCTGCTATATCTGGTACTAATAATACATACACTGTTACAGGGGCTGAAGTCTTAGGCGATACAGCTTATGAAGTAAGTATTGACGGTCTGATTAAAGAACCAACTGTTGAGTACACTGTAGACCCAAGCACTGATACACTTACCATCATACCGAACATGACAGGTAGTGAAGATATAGTTGTTATTCAGCGTGGGTTTGGAGTGGCTGTCGCAGGTACAGTAGGAACTAACTCTTTAGTAGATGGTAGTGTTACGAATCCTAAATTAGCAAGTGGTGCTGTTACATCCGATAAGACTTCTTTTACTAATTTAGAGGTGTTGTCACCACTCACAGTGCGGTCAACTGGAGGAGAACTCGGCGGGTTTGGTGGAATTGAAGTAGGAGGGCCAAACGGTGGTTATATAGATTTTAAAAAACCTTTTTCCGACGACTTCGACGGACGTGTGTCAATCGAGCAAGATGAAGATCCTATACGTGTCACAGGTAAATATGGTGTGGATTTTTACGCAGGTGGAGATCTTACCTCACCAGTAGCCACCATCAACACGTCAGGTGACTTAGGTATTACGGGCGACTTAAACATAACAGGTGACTACAAAGTAAACGGTACGAACTTACAGACCGTACCAACTGGAACTGTGTCTGCTTTTGCTGGTAGTGCTGCTCCTACTGGTTATGCGTTGTGTGACGGGTCGGCAGTTAATACACACGCTAAAGCTGCTTTACACGCTGTCGTTAGTGATACATACGGAGGTACCGCTTATAATGAAGGGGTGACTGACCAACCAGGAGTTACTACTACCTTCAATCTGCCTGACCTTCGTGGACGAGTAGTTGCTGGATTGGGTGAAAGTTTATTAGGTGCTACTACTGATACGCTTGGTGAAGATAATGGTCTCATTGCTAATACGAAGGAACACCTCCTCACAGCCGCACAATCGGGACTACCCGAACACACGCACGGAGGGGGAGTTAGTGCCTCTAATTCTAGGGGTCCGACAATTCCCAGCGACACTCAGTTTGGGATGGTAATAACACAGGGAGTCACAGGTGGCGCACAAGACGCATCCTCCGCCCACAACAATGTCCAGCCAACCATGATCCTTAACTACATTATTAAAACATAAGCGATGATCGACTCTGTTGCTGACTTTATTAACACCTTTATTGTTGTAGCCTTTGGCTTAATAGGGTGGGTTATCAAACGCATAGTTACACGCTTAGACCTTGGTGATAAACGACTTACAAAGATAGAAGTAGAGTTAGCTACACAGAGAGAAAGAGACGCTGCTGTTGAAAGTAGAATAGGTAAAGTTGAAACTGCAATCAATGAGATGCACAACAAACTTGACCGCATGATGGAGATATTAATTAAGAAATGAGTCTATATAAAAACATTAATAAACGTAAGAGCTTAGGCATTAGCCGTAGTAAGAAGAAATCAACGATCACACCAAAGGCTTACGCTAATATGAAGCGTGGGTTTCCGAAGAAGAAGAAGTAGAAGTGTTAACAGATGGCTAGACCTTCCAGAAGACCTGTTGTTCGTCCTAATCCTTTAGCGTTTCAACAACGTACTATTGCTGCTGGTTCTTCGGCTACTGCAAAAGAGAACAAAGAGAAAGCAACAGAGCTACAAACTAAAGTAACATCCTTAGAAAGTGATCCATTCTTTGTTACTATTGACGGAGGTGGACCAGTTTTAGAAGACACTGATATATTTGACGGAGGACAACCTGATGCCTAGCTTTACTAAACGTATACAATTAAGAAGAGGAACTCGTACTGAATGGACATCACAGAACCCTGTTCTTCTAGAAGGTGAGATAGCTATTGAGTTAGACTCCTACCGTAATAGAATTAAGATAGGCGACGGCACGACTGCCTGGAACTCCTTACCTTACTTTTTAGATGCTCGTGAGGAAGAGGTCGGAGATTACGATGAATTTATTGAAGGCTTGACAGGTGATCCGTGATTTACTAACAAGTGTCACAGTTAACCAATTAAGCAAAACAAGATATGAGTGTATGGTATCAAATGGGACAAAGTGTTAGAAATTTACTAATATCTCTTACTAGTACGAGTAAGGCAATTTTAGACACCGAAAGTAATATACAAGCAAGGACAGATGATGAGTTAGGTACTATGGCTTTTGCCACTGATACTAATAAATTGTATGTATTTACTGAGTCAGGATGGGTATCTTCTTAATAGTTTTGACAATCAATAACCACTAACATAAAAATTACAAACGATGGCTAACATACTTCAACAAATAGGAACAACTGTTAAGTCGAAGTTGGACGAAAAGGTAAACAAGACGGACGCAGTTACAGACTTCTTAAAGTCTATACTGGGCTTCCCTCAAGAGACCGTCTCCCCTTCAGTAGACACAGCTGCAAACATAACGGCTAGAACTAGCGACGACACAGGTACGATCATGTACGGAAGCGATTCTACAAAGCTTTACGTATTTGACGGTAGTGACTGGCAAATCTTTAACAACAGCTAATAAGATATGAGTGATATTACAGTAATAAACGACAGCGAGCAATCTTCGCTAGTAACTAACGGACTTGCTAAGAATGGTGAGTTGTATTTAAAAGCAGCAGGTAGTACCGATGCAGGTGCTGTCATAGTATACGATAGCGGAGCTTGGAGGACATTTGCTAATGAAGGGGGTGCTTTTAGTAATGCGTATAGCGTAGAACTTGATGGTAGTAATGATTATATCAATATTCCTCACGATTCTTCATTAACTATAGCCGGTGATTTAAGTATAAGTGCTTGGGTTTATCGAGATAGTACAGCTACAGACTTTTGGTCGATTATTACTAAAAGGGGAAGTACAGCATCTAATACTACATATCAATTTTATTTAGATAGAATTTCAAGTGGGGGAATGCTTCGTTTTTATAATGGTAGCAGTGCTAATTCACCTTCAGGGGGTACAAATGTACCTACCAATCAATGGGCACACGTAGCTATTACAATAGATAGCGGAGTTTCTAACGGCACTAAGTGGTATGTAAATGGCACAGCAGAATCAAGTACTAACACTTTTACTATTAATAAATCGAACACAGATGATGTAACTATAGGTCGACTAGGTTCTACAAGTAGTTATTACAGTAAAGGTAAAATTGACGAAGTCGGACTGTTTAGTTCAGTTTTATCTGCTTCTGACATTACCGATATATATAACTCAGGAGTACCAGCAGACCTTACTTCTTATTCGCCTGTTGGTTGGTGGAGGATGGGAGATGATGACAGTGGGACAGGTACCACCGTAACAGACCAAGGGAGCGGAAGTAATGACGGTACACTCACTAACGGACCTACCTTCTCTTCAAGCGTACCTTCCTAACACTTAATAATTATGAGCGATAGACAATATGTTATAATAAACGCTTCTGATGTTTCATCCGTTAACTTTGACGATGTACTTGAGACTTCAGGAGATACACTAAGATACAATGTAGCGGGGGATGAAACCTTTGTTAAATACGAAGGGCCTAAACCTCGCTGCTTGTACGGTAAAGACACACTGAGTCACTCAGCTATGCTTACTGTATTATCAGGAGAAGCTTGGACCGCACCAGAGGAGGAACTATAAGACATGGCTAAACTAGACTTAATTACATCATCCACCCGTCCCGCTTCACCAGCTGCTGGTAAAGCATACTTTGAGACGGACACTAATAAAGTTATCATTTGGGACGGTTCTGCTTGGACAGAGATTGTTTCAGACGGTACTGCTTAACACATTGATTTTTTTATAATCACTAACTAAACACATACTAATATGCCAGATACATCATCCATATTCTATCAAATCGGTCAGTCGACTAAATCTGCTATTGCAGCAGAAGAAACAAGAGCAGTAGCCGCTGAGGCTACTCTCCAGTCGAACATCACTGCTGAAGCTTCTAGCCGTGCAAGTGCCGATTCGACCCTTCAAGCTAACATCGACAGTGAGGCTTCAAGCCGCTCGTCCGCTGACTCTACCTTACAAGGTAATATTGACAGTGAAGCAAGCAGCAGAGCATCCGCTGACTCCGCTATTCAGTCCGAACTTGACGCTACTCAAAGTGGTGCTGGTCTTGGTGCTGGTGGTTCATACTCCGCTAACTCCTCCACTAACTACATTACTTCGGTAAGTTCATTAGTTGGAGCCGACGAAGCTCTTGACGGACAAATCAAAACTAACGCTGACGCTATCGCTTCTGAAGCTAGCTCACGTGCCTCTGCTGATTCCGCTTTACAAGCTGAGATTGACGCTGAAGAAACAGCTCGTGCATCCGCCGATACAACTCTTCAAAGCAACATCACAAGTGAAGCTTCCGCAAGAGCCAGTGCTGATACTACCCTCCAAAGCAACATTGATGCTGAAGAGACTGCACGTCAATCTGCTGACTCCACACTTCAAACAAACATATCTGACGAAGCAACTGCTAGAGCATCCGCTGATACAACCTTACAAGGAAATATCGACGCTGAAGAAACTGCTCGTATTGCTGCTGTTAGTGGTGAAGCTACTGCCCGTGCATCTGCTGACACTACTCTTCAGTCTAACATTACTGCTGAAGCTTCGACTGCCCGTGCTGCTGAGTCTGCTCTTGATACTGCCAAAGCTAACCTTAGTGGAGCTTCCTTCACTGGAGATGTAAGCGGAACTAATCTTGTACTTAGCGGTAACTTAACTGTTCAAGGTACAACTACCTCCATCGAAACAACCAACTCCCAAGTTACTGACGCTATCATGCTTCTTAATGACGGAGCTGCTGGCGGAGCTAACAACGGTAACGACGCTGGTTTCATCATTGAGCGTGGTTCTTCCGACGACGGAAACATCGCTGTTGTATACGACGAAGGTGACGACAAGTTCGCTTTCTACAAAACCTCAGCCGGTGCTACTTCTACTGACATCAGTGGAGACGACTCATCTGCTTCCTTGATCGACGTTAAAGCAAACGACGTTGTTCTTGGAGACGGTAACAACCTTGGATCATTAGCTGACTTCACAGCTGCAATGGCCTAATTTAATTAATAACACCTAATGAGTACGAAAGAGAAAAAAGTTGATATGTCATCTATATCTTTTCGTCTCAAACGGTCACAGAAGAAGGATGTGGCTGGCATCGCTAATAAACTCGGTGTCAGCTCATCCGCTCTTTTGAACACATGGATCACTAGGATACTCAATAATATGAACGGACTAGGTGATCACAGTGAAGAAATACCGAGAGATAATTAAAAGGATAAGTTTACTCATATCATACATTAAAGGGGTGGTTCTTAGGAGCCGCCTCTTTTTGTTTACAAAGATAACAAGCTTTATTACTATAACACTATGCTCAGTCATAAAGAGGGAAGTAAACTGCACGACAAGATTGCAGACGCATATAGGAACAGTATAGATATGATGGACGAACACGGAGAGTACAACGCTGCTCTACTTAACGGTGCTCGTCAGTTCCTGAAGGATAACAATGTTACTATGGACAGTGGCTTAGGAACACCCTTACAAGCGTTAAACAGTCAGATAGAAGCGTTACCATTTGAAGAAGAACAACATCGAGATACCACCCAAGCTCAAGGACTTTAGAAACTTTCTATACCTAGTTTGGAAACACCTTAATCTACCAGATCCTACACCGCTTCAATACGATATAGCGGAGTACATGCAACACGGTCCTAAGAGATCGTTAATCATGGCGTTCCGTGGTGTAGGTAAGTCCTGGGTATGTAGTGCGTATGTAGTACACCAGCTACTGCTAGACCCGTCTAAGAACATACTTGTTGTATCAGCCAGTAAGAATAGATCAGACGACTTCTCTACGTTTACCCTTCGTATCATTCAAGAGATTCCTATTCTTCAAGGATTAAAGCCATCAGAGAACCAACGCTTCAGTAAGATAGCTTTTGATGTAGGCCCTGCTCCGGCAGCTCACGCTCCCTCCGTTAAGTCATTAGGTATAACATCACAGCTTACAGGTTCTCGTGCTGATATAATCGTAGCAGACGACGTAGAAGTCCCTAACAACTCAGCTACACAAGGAATGCGTGACAAGCTAGACGAACAAGTAAAAGAGTTTGAAGCTATCCTTAAACCCTTAGACACCTCTCGCATCCTCTTCTTAGGTACTCCACAGTGTGAAGACTCTATCTATAACAAACTTCGAGAAAGAGGCTACAACGCTCGTATATGGCCTTCTGAGTATCCTAACGCTAAAGAAGCTGCTTACAACTATGCTGGCGATCTAGCACCCCTTCTAGCGGACGCTATAGACGAAGACACTGTAGGTACTACAACAGAACCTCTTAGATTCTCTGACTTAGACTTAGAAGAACGTAAGATGTCCTACGGACGTACAGGATATGCTCTACAGTTCATGCTTAATCCTAAGCTATCAGATGCTGATCGATACCCATTAAAGATTAACGATCTTATTATAATGGATGTAGATGTAGACTTAGCTCCTGAAAAAGTAGTGTGGTCTAGTGACGACGATAACACAGATAGAGAACTACCTAATGTAGGACTCAGTGGAGACCGCTATAGACGACCTTCTAATACTGTAGGTGATATGATACCTTATACCGGTTCTGTACTCTCTATCGATCCCTCTGGACGTGGTAAGGATGAAACAGGTTATGCAGTAGTTAAAATGCTTAACGGTCAACTATACGTTCCCGATGCTGGAGGTATAAAAGGTGGATACGACGAAAAGACGTTAAAGCATCTGGTCGCTATAGCTAAGGATAACAAAGTTAATAAAGTAGTTATAGAGTCTAACTTTGGAGACGGTATGTTTATGGAGCTTATAAAGCCTCTATTTAGAACAAGCTATCCAGTAACTATAGAAGAGGTACGTCATAACAAACAAAAGGAACTTCGTATAGTAGATACTTTAGAACCAGTTCTTAATAGCCATCGCTTAATCATAGACCCTTCTGTTATAACATATGATTATAAATCAGCTCTTACCTATCCTATAGAACAACAAACTAGATATATGCTGATGTATCAATTATCTAGAATAACAAGAGATAGAGGTAGCTTAGTTCATGATGACCGTCTAGATGCTCTATCTATAGCTATAGCTTATTGGGTAGAACAAATGGCTAATGATGTAGATCAAAGTATGTTAGATCGTAAACAAGAACTACTACATAAAGAACTTCAAACGTTTACTGATAGCTTCCATAAGACTAATAACAAAGTTGTAGCTAACCTTTGGATGTGAGTCGCTCTACTGTTGTAGACACACCTATCCTTAAAAACGTGCGTTATAACGAAACCTTCAATACTTAAAACGTATAAAGCTATAAGAGGTAACGATTGAAAGAAACAAGTAGCTATAGTAGCTTTAACGTTAACGCTGTACTTACGCATGTGCTTTTACGCTTAAAGAGGACGAGCTAATGAACCTTATATATAGCTATAGCTTATGAAACCTCTAACGAAACGTTGTACTTACGCCTTTACTTACGTAATACTAATTATAACGATCTCAAGCCGAAGGAAAATTGTCAACCCTAAAAGTTAAATCACTAAGTAAAAAAGTATAATACTTATAACCTAGTACATCTTCTCAACTTTTGTTATAGTACAGTCGTTATGGATATAAACGAACAGACAGACACTTTTCAATACGAGCTATTCAAACTTATACATAGGTTCAAGAATGAATACGATCTTAACGATTACACGATAGCAGGTAGCCTGGACTTCGCTAAACTGTCTGTACTGACTGAAACAGATGATGTTATCTTTACAGGGGATGATATAGTAGAAGACGATCTAGACGACCTATCGCCGATGTTCTAAATCCAGAAGACTGACTCCCAAGCGTACACAGGAAAAGACGTAGGAGGCTTCGCTATAGGTATAGGATCACATTCAGTAAAGGTTGCCATTAACATATACGTATAACGTAGCACAAACGACACGCACCGTCGAAAGGTTTGATCGAAAAAATCTGAGGGGCTTACGCTATATACGCGTGCGTTAATTACCCCACGTGTACCCAGGTAGATTCTTATAGGGGAGGGGGTATTACTTCGCACTATAGTCATTATGTCTAATAGTAAGTACTTGATAGTCAGCAACTTAGTGTTATACTGGTGTAAATACGGGTAGTTTGATGACGATTAAATAAGTATGAACTTATGTATTTAGTATAAGTAGTACGCTTATTGCAAGTAAGTTGCGTTTAGTCGTATATGTGTTTTTGCTTTCTTGGTTCAACTTTTGTGTCATTGTGTCACACTGTGCCGTCACACTTGTGCCATTATGTCACACTTAGAATTGGTAGTTTTGTTGATAATCAACGACTTATGAATCGGTAATAACTGGCACGGCCTTTGCTTAATATGGGCAGTTCTTTCTCAGTCCTCCGGGGCTTCATATAAATAAACCAAACCAATAAATAAATAAGTAATATGAACAACATACAAAACGCTACTGCTAAGATCAACGACATCATCGCTAAAGTGGATTACATGAACACCAAGCTAGACGCTAAGATCAATCAATCAAAACACGCTAAGATGACTAATGATTTACGCCGGATAATGCGAGGCAATCAACCTAAGCCGTCCGCCAGCAAAGTGGATATCATTGAAGCACTACGAGCAATCCAAGCGGTAAACGCTTAACACATTTAAACCTCACCTTTAAACGGGTGGGGTTTTTTTGTACCCAGGTAAATCGCTGTGAATAACCTTTATAATTATGTGTTTGACAGCTTACCTGTCCGTATATTTAACCGAGCAAGTGACGGGTGCAGTTTACCTGTCCGTAAAAACCAAATAAACACCAAAACCAATACATATATGAAAAAAACAATTACAGAATATGACTTCATTCGCTCATTTGACGAATACAACAGATCAAACAACTTTAGCACCAAAGCTCGTAAAGAGTTATTCCAGTACTTAGAAGAATGCGAGGCTGATAGTGGTACAGAGTTCGAACTTGATCCAATAGCTCTTTGCTGTGATTACACAGAATACGACTCTATCAAAGAATGTGTTGAGGATTTTAAACACCTTGACGAGTTTGAGATGTGTGAGTCTAGCGATGACTATCGAGATGTATTTGCTTGTCACACTCAAGTTGTTACTTGGGATGACGATTGCGTATTAATCCAACACTTCTAAAACCATGAACAACCCAGAAATAACTAAACTTGACCGCATCATCTGTAATTCTTTCCCTTTGTTATATCTAGGGGGCTGGCTACTGGTGGTGCTAAGCATCATTTTTTCTTAATTAATCCTAACCTTAAACTACAAATACCATATGAATAATCTATCCGACATTAGAAACATTGAGCAAATCATAGAGAATACAAAGGAAGCCATAATTTACTGGCAAGAGGATCCGACATATGTGGACTGGCTTAGAAATGAATTAAGCAAATGCTATGCAAAGCTAAATAAACTGGAGCAATCGACATGAAAATAGAACAACCAAGCGATAACTCTCTTTATGTCACCATTGGCAACTTTACTTACTACTTTGATGATTCAATAGATGGTGAGTGCTATGTCGATAGATGGCACAAAGATGATGATGATATAAATGACCCTAAACTTTTACAAACAACCGAAAACGAATAAACCAAAATGAAGATACTTGTTTTAACTATCCGTGCACACGGGGAAGAAGATGATATATATGTCTTTGATAACCGAGAAGTGAATGTCTTACCTACCATTAAAGAATGGCTTAAAGATAACGATATAAAGATAACCTTACCAATCCATGTAACCGACACTTACAGCTTCATGGATTGGTTTTACGATGCCGAGAATAGCCTTGAAGATTGTTACGATTTCTTTGTCAGCCTTCAATACAAGGAGCTGTTATCCGAATGAGCGTAACCTACTATCTAACCGATCACAACGGCAACCAGATTGCTTTCTTTTATCGAGTCGATAACGAGCGATACAGTACCTGTCCGAATATCCTTTGGGCTTGCCGTCAGTACCCGCAGTTTCAAGGAACGGCTAGTAGCAAGGGAGACTTCATAGAGCAAGCCAAGCAAACCTTAAAGGAAATTAAAAAACTAAGTGTACCTGTCCGTAGCTCTAAGAAATGTACCGACTGCGATATAAGCTTGCAAGGCATGGAGAACGAATCCAATGTCTGCGATGAATGCAACCCGATAACCGAATAACTTACAAATGACAACTGACCCCGAAAACTTACCGAGTCTTGATGACGAATCGTTACAAGCTCTCATCACGCACTACACCGGCTTAAAGTACAAGCTAACCGACAATTTACGTGTCCGTGAAAGATTAGTAGAGCTACAAGACGAACAACTAAAACGCCAGATCGAATCCCTCGGTAATTACGAGCCGATCGGTGACGATTTAAAGAACCAACTGAATAACCAATGACCGAAGGAGAATATATAATTATGACAAGTCTTACATTCCTAGCCATCATCTTAATAATAATAATCTTTACAGCTTGGATGTACCGTGATTAGAACAGGCTTATTTACTACTAACCGATCTTGGGACATACCCGAAGAGATAAAATATAATAAAATGAACAACTACGACAACTGGCTGAACAGCGACAACCCAATTGATCTTGAATATGAAGAAGAAAGAAGAGAAGAAGAAAAAAGAGAATTACTACTGGACGATCTTGCGGGTTTTGATACCGAAGAAGAAATCCAAGATTACCTGTCCGAAAACAACCTTGAAGACCCAAGAGATTGATCAACCTTTCGTAGTGGACGGGCAGTTTTGGGAGGCGGAGAACGACATACTGAGACATGAGTAAATTTGACATAAATGAAGAGATAACTGACTGTCCGTTTGACTGGAGCGGTATTGATCATCGAGCTATATCAGATGGATGGTATCACTTTTGGGGGGAGACTCAGATCACTAGCTTTGAGACGGATAAGAAGGGTAGGTATGTACGGGATGAGGAC